TAGAAGCAAGAAATTATGCAGCGTAAATGAGGAACTTAAACAAGAGATGAAAGGGAGAGGGTTATGAGATTTTGGTATTGGTTTAAACAGATCGTTATGGCTATCTTAACTGGAATAGCGGCTTTGATAGCGGTTGCGTTCTTTATTCTTATTATTGAAGCACTTTATTTATTAACCTTTTTGATATGGTGAGGTACTTATGAAATATCTAATTATCGCAGTTCTATTATTATCAGGTTGCACTTATGCAAGCAAACACTCAGTAGCTTTATCAGCTAAGAAGGCCAAGGCTTTAGGCTATGGTGATCTCAATGATGGTGATGCTAAATTATTAATGGTTAGGCAATTCAGCCTTTTTTGTAAGGAGCAATAAATGGTGAAGTTCAGGAAAAGCAAGAAACAAAAAGCTAATCATCCCTGGAAGCATGATCCTATTGTTGCCAGGGATCCGGCTGCTAACTTGCCTGCCAAGAGTTTAAAACCTCGCGCTACTAAAGTAATCAATCCTACCGATTTTATCTAACCACTAGCAATATATATCTTTACGCTTGACAATCCTTCAAAAGTATGCATCAATAGTAGTATGAATAAGCTCAATGAGAAACAAAAAATGTTTTGCAGAGAGTATATTGTCGATATGAATGGAAGCCGAGCTGCTACTGCCGCCGGGTATTCTAAGAAAACTGCGCGAACACAAGCATCTATGATGTTGACAAAGTTGAACATCCAAACCTACCTGAAGCAACTTTTAACAAAACCAATAGAGAAACTAGCGATTACAGCAGAATATGTCCTTGGAAACATCCAAGAGATAGGTGAGAGGTGTATGCAGCACAAAGAGGTTCTTGATAGTGAAGGACAGCCAACAGGTGAATATGTATTCAAAGAAAACGGAGCATTGAAATCACAAGAGCTATTAGGTAGACATATCAAACTCTTTGGAGAAGATGCAGCAGATACAAGCAGGCCAATAGTTATAATGCCAACAGTTAAAATAGGTGATGCGGAGGTTTCGTTTGACATTGGATCCGAACCTGACAGTTCCTAAGATCTTACAAGGGCCGGGAAAGCTCGTCAAGATACTTGAGATATTAAACAATTTCAGATACTTCCTTGCTAAAGGCGGCAGAGGTGGCGGCAAGTCGCAGTACATTGGCAGGATGCTTCTTTACCTAGGACAGATCCGCAAACTCAGGATCGTATGTGGTCGAGAGATTCAAAAGAATATTACAGAGAGTGTTCATTCACTCCTCGCTGATCTTATCAGGCATTATGAGCTTGATGATTATAAGATCTTTACGACTAAGATCGTACATAAGAAATCAGGTACAGTATTTCAATTCAGGGGCTTCCGAGATCAGGGAGCCTTAAACATTAAGGGGATGGAAGGTGTTGATATTGTTTGGATTGATGAATCTCAAGGCTTAACTAAAAACACTATTGATGTATTGATACCAACTATCAGAAAAGACAAGGCGAAGATCTTCTTTACAATGAATCCTCATGTTGATGATGATCCGGTTGTTGTCTTTTGCGCTGATCGTGATGATTGCTACACCATAGATATTAACTTTGATGAAAATGAATATGTTACTAAGGCATTGATACATGAAGCAGCCGAATGTAAAAAGAAAAGTGATGCGCAGGGATCAGATGATTACGAACACATTTGGATGGGTGTTCCATTAGATAAGACAGAGGATGCAGTTTACACCGGATCAGAGTTAGAGATCGCGCGAACATTGAATTATCCCATGCGCGAAGGCTATGGCATAAGACTAGCCGCTTTTGATATTGCCCGGTTTGGGGACGACAAATGTGCTTGTATCATCATTCAACAGATGGGAGCTTTACATTGGGAAGAAGTATTCTTGGATGAGTGGGGGCATAGAGATCTAAACTATTCAACAGGCCGGATCCTATCTATCTTGAATGAGCAACGCGTGGATGGATCAATCATAGATGAGGATGGAATTGGATCCGGGCCATTGGACACGCTTAGATGTGGCAGGCAGATGGATACGATCACCGGCTTTAGAAATCCATCAATCGGATATAAGGATAATCAGGATTACGCTAATCACAGAACAGTTAATGCTTACTTACTTAAAGAGATGTTGGTCAATCATCATATCCATTTACATGATCAAGGCCTGATCAAAGAGCTGAAGAACGCGATCCGTTTCACTTACGATCATCAACAGCGCAAGATCTTGATCAGTAAGCAGATCATGAAAGAAAAGTTTAATGAGCCATCACCAAACAAGGCAGATGCTTTGATCATGGTGGTTTCTTTGATAGGCAAAGTGAAGCAGATCCAAGAAGCTCAGTACAACAGGAACCAGAACCAACAAGCTCCGGAATGTAATCTATTTGAAAGCATGGGGATCAGATGATACGATTTGCAACAGAGAAGGATCGCGCAGCACTTGAGAAGATTGGGCAACGATACTCAGAGGAAACTATCCTTGGCAAGCTCACTAATGATCAAATGACAGGGATAATTGATGTATGCCTTTTATCGGGTGTTGTGTTATTAGCTGAAAGAGATAATGAGGTTGTGGGGATCATAGCAGGCAGGTTCATTGATGGTTTTAGCATGGGCTTATTCTTCGAAGAAGTGTTATGGTATGTCAATCCTGAAGCTAGGGGATTGGGGATCATGTTGTTTAAAAGATTACTCAAGACTTGCGAAGATAAGGGCTGCAAAGGTGTTTCAATGTGGGCCTATTGCAATGAGCATCTTGAGGGAGTTGATAAATTATACAAACGATCCGGGTTCAAAGAGATCGAAAGAAAATATTATAAAACAATAGGAGAATGATATGCCTGTATTTACTTCAATAGGGTTAGCATTGGGATCAACAGTAGCAGCATCAGCAGCCGGTGTTGGCGCTTTTGGTGTTGGAGTTGCAGCAGTTGGTGCAGCAGGGGCCGCAGTTGGATATTCCCAATACTCAGCATCTCAAGGCCGGCAAGCTACAAAGAGCGCCAAGCATGATGCAGATGTGGCTAATCAGCAAGCGATCGCTGAATCATCAGCCTTGAAAGCTAAATCAGCATCACAGGCTAAAGAATCTATTTTATCGAGACAGAGAGCTATGGCTAGAAACAAAACAACATTCACTTCACCGCTAGGATTAAAAGATGAAGCAGCAACTATTACAAAAACGCTAACAGGCCAATAAGGGGAGATTATGGAATACACAAAAGAGAAGCCCAATTCAGTAAATACTCCAAGGGCCACGCTGCTAATTGATGAATATCAGCAGTACAAAGGTATGAGATCTAACTTTGAAAGCTATTGGCAAACGCTGCATGATTACTTCTACATTGAAGCTGCTGATATAAGCAAATCATATTATCCCGGATCAGAGCTAACTATTGATCATCTCTTTGATTCAACAACATTGGAATCGGCAGATGTTCTAGCTTCAGGCTTTATGAATTACCTTACACCTCCAACATCTAAATGGTTTAGTCTAAGAGCGAAGAACAAAGCGCTTGCAGGTAACAAGGCAGTTGCTAAGTATCTTGAGGAAGTTGCGGAGATCGTAAGCTCAACCTTGAACAATTCTAATTTCAATAATCAGATCATTGCATCCTACAAATCATCCGGAGTGTATGGCACAAGCTGTATGCTAGTTGAAGAAGATCCCAAGGATGGCATTAGGTTTATGAGTTTACCGATCAAGAATGTATGCCTAAAGGAAGATGCTCGCGGCAGGGTGATCGGATACTTCTTAGAGTTTGAATATACAGCACAACAAGCTGAAGGCAAGTTTGGCCTTGAGAAGCTATCAGATAAGATGAAGGAAGAATTGAAGCAGGCAGTTCCTCCAACCAATAAACATCAGTTTATCTTATACATAGCTGAAAGACATGTCAGAGAGGTACAGAAATCAGATAAAGAGAATATGCCTATTGAAGCTGTATGGATTGATGTTAGCAGCAAGATCACAGTTGATGAAGGTGGATATAATGAGATGCCGGCAATGTGTCATAGGTTTGACAAGCGGCCATTCATACCTTGGGGATTCAGCCCGGCTATGAAAGCGCTGCCATTCTCAAGACTATTAAACGCGATCGCGAAAACTAATCTTAGATCAATGATGAAGAACACAGATCCGGCTATTGCAGTTCCGGACAATGCTTTCATCATGCCTTTCAATGGCAATCCAAGAGGTGTGAATTATTACAATAAGAATAAGATGCAAGGTGGAGCAAAGGATATATTTGCCTTTGGCAATCATGGGGATCCTAATGCCGGGCTTACAGCTATTGAGTATTATACAGAGCAAGTGAAATCCTTAATGTATAATGATGTATTCTTAGCTTTTAACCAGATCACAAAGCAGATGAACAATCCAGAGATCGCAGAACGGATCAATGAGAAAATGACAATGCTCGGGCCGGCAGTTGGTCGTTATATTGCAGAGATGTTGAATCCGGGATTGGTTAGGACCATTGGAGTATTATCTCGCAGGGGAGATCTTCCTGAACCTCCGGCAGAGTTTATGCAGGATCCACAGTTTGAGATCGATCTGATTTCACAGCTTGCACAGGCGCAGCGTAGATCAGAGCTTAATTCATTAATGACAGGTATTCAGTTGGTTGGATCAATGGCAGAGCTTGCACCTAGCGTATTGGATAAAGTCAATACAGATGAGGTTGTTGATACAGCATGGAACATCATAGGCGCACCTCAGAAGGTATTGCGAGATGATAAGGATCTTGATGCTCTTAGGGAATCAAAAGCGCAGCAAGCACAACAACAGCAAGATATGGCAATGCTTCAGGCCGGTGGTGGAGTAGTTGAGCAGGGATCTAAAGTAGATCTTAACATGGCTAATGCAGCAAAGGCAGGCAAAGAATGATAGATCTAACAAATAGAGCAGAAGCAGCAGCATTGATCAGCAACCTTCATGCAACCTTTGACAGCCCTCAAGGTAAGGAAGCAATGGCTTTCATTGAGCAGATAGGTGGATGGATCCCGACCAATTTCGATTCGGGTGATACAAATGATATTATAGCGCGAGATGCAAATAGGCGCTTAATTGGTACGATCAAAACCTTATTAACACTTAGTCCAGAGCAGGTCGTAGCTTTGGCTAACAGAGAAGGAGATCCAAATGACGGATAATCTTGGCCCGGTAATACCGGATAATCAAGCCCCGGAAGGAGCAGCAGCACCGGCCGCAGCAGCACCGGCTGAAATAGTAACTTGGAAGAATCATCTTTCAACAGATCTCCAAGGCAGCCCTTTGCTTGGAAAGTTTGAAGATACACCAGACGGATTAAACGCGGCTTTTGCAAGCCACAACAATCTCGAAACATTACTTGGCCATGAGAAGGTTCCAATTCCAACAGGCCCGGAAGATGTTGAAGGTTGGAATCGTTTCAATACAGCAATGGGAGTGCCGGCAGCACCAGAGGGATATGGGTTAGCAGATGCGAACCTTCCTGAATCAATGCAGGGTATCACGATTGATAAGGCAAAGTTTACTGAAGTTGTCCATGCTCATAAGCTAACACCGGCACAGGCAAAAGGAATGTGGGAAGCGTACACAGCTATCAATGTTGATACCTATCAAAAGGCACAGGCATCTCTTGAAGCTCAAGTAACTGATACAATAAACAAGTTACGCGGTGAATGGGGTGATGCTTATGAATCCAATGTTGAGCTTGGCCAAGCAGTTATAAATAAGTTTGCAGCAGATCAGGATGCTATTGATTTCATTACCGCAAAAATGATAGGAGATCCAAGGGGATCTAAGTTCTTGGCAGCGATAGGCGGACAGTTTGCAGAGAACAAGATAGGTGATTTCAGCATGAAGCGGTTTAGTTTAGCGCCTGAAGAAGCGCAGAATGAAGTGGATAAAATGTCGGCTGATTTTAATGGCCCATACATGAACGCTGCAAACAATCATACAGAGCAGGAACATCAAGCAGCAGTTGATCGCGTGAATTACTTGCGCGCAAGTATAAACAAAAGCAGAGGATAAGCTGTAAAGCCCTAATGTTTTTGTGTATTGAAGCGCCGATAACCTCAAGGCCGGCAGCAGGAACCGCAGGAAAGGCCCTTTAAAAAGATAAGCCTAAAAACTTAAACATTAAAGAGAGGAATAACATCATGGCAGATACACAAAATGCGATTTACGCGCAAGCGTACTCGCAAAACATTATGCAGTTAGCTCAACAGAAATATTCAAAGTTGATCAATACTGTATATATCAAGCCTAATGTTCGCGGAAAGACTTTTTTCCAAGATCAAATTGGTGAGTGGGAGATGGAAACCAAGGGCGGAAGAAATGTTGATACACCAAACAATGATCCGGTCTTAGGGCGCAGGATGGGTATCATGGTTGATTACCATGATAACAGGATGCTTGATAGAGGAGATGAATTGAAGTCTATTTCAGATCCAAAATCATCATACACAATCGCAGCAGCTTCTTCTTTAGGAAGAAAGATTGATGATGTTATCGTTGCAGCTATTCGCGGAACCGCTTATACAGGGGAAACCGGATCAGTAACAGCGCCAACAGCAGCGATCATAGCAGTATCAGCAGCAAACATGTCTTTATCATTAGTTCTTGATGCAAAGAAAGCGCTTGATGATAGTGATGTGGAGATGGAAGATAGATTCATGGTTGTTAATACAACCGCGTTAAATTCAATGTTAGATGTTACAGAAGTTGGATCACAAGATTACAATAGCATTAAAGCATTGATCAGAGGGGAAATAGACACATTCTTAGGTTTCAAGTGGATAATGTCTACAAGAGTAAATTCATCTGATGTAGGTTATGCTTACCAGAAATATGGAATTTGTGCAGCAATGGGCTCGGCTCCTATGGTAAGGACAGATGAAAGAGCTGATAAATCATACTCATGGCAAATCTACTATGAGTTAAACATTGGCGCAGTTCGATTGGAAGAAAGCAGAGTTAAGATTCTTCAAGAAGGATAAGCAACAGAGCAAATTATTATTAACAATCTCAACGCTATAGGCGTAAAAAGGAGATAACATGTCAGAGTTTTTAGGAGCAAATAAGACGAAGTATGATGCAGGTGGATCAGGGGATAATATTATATCTGATGGTTACATTAAATCTGTTGAAAAGATATGGATGGATTCATTCGCTTTTACAGCAGTTTTAACAACCGCAGATACAGTAGCTATCGCAACGATTCCTGCAAATAAGAAGATCACAGCGGTTGAAGTTTATTTTCCAACAGCTATGACACCTTCTTCAGTAACTATCAATGTGGGAACAGTTGGAGATGCTAATAAATTCATTAGCGCAGCACCGGTTGCAACTTCATTGACAGAAGCAGGAGCTTTGGTTGCAGTTCAAAAAGCAGTAATGAATAACCCTGATGGGTTCCAGTTCGTTACTACTGCTCAGACAGATGTATTTTTGAGTTTGAGTGCAGCAATCTCAGCACCAACAGCAGGAACGATCACAACTATTGTAAAGTATACTTAAACACAGGGCAGAGGAGAGAGGGTTTCGCTTGGGGGGTACCTTAAGCGGCGCTTCCTCTCTCCCTGCTCACCTATAAAGGATTCTAATGGCTATCTCAAAAACATCTATCGCAGTTAAGGCATTAACGGAGGTTGGAGCAACTCCGATCACTAGCTTGGATGATGGAACAAACAATGCAGATGTTGTGAATAGAGTTTATGAGATCTCATTGAAATCTATCCTTGCAGAATGTAAATGGAATTTTGCAACAAAGAGGGCTTTGCTCTCACTCTCAGCAGATACTCTTGAGTGGTATGATACAGGCGAAAACTATGTATATGTAAGACCTACCGATATTATCAAGATTTTTGGAACAAATGACAATAAGGCCATCTTCCGGGAAGAACAAGATTATATTATCTCAAACACTTCAGGCCTTGGGATCCGTTATGTATATTATCATGACGATCCAACCAAATACTCCTATCAATTTGTTGAAGCCTTTGTTGATAAGCTATGCTCAGATATAGCTTACATGATCGTAAACAGCTCATCCTTGGGCGATAAGTATAAGCAGCTCTATGAAGGTGTAACCTTGCCAAAAGCTATGAGCAGCAATTCTCAGGTAGGTCGGCAGCAAACTATCCAAGATGATGCTTGGGAATTAGCAAAATACCAAAATGGACAACCTAACGCATGACAACTAAAAATGTCTATAAAGGCAGAGATGCGGCACCAACTGTATTGCATGGTAAGAAAGATGCAGAATCAGAGCTTGCCTATCCGATCCTTGTTGATGAGTATGGAGGGCTATCTTCATCAGCCGGCTTAAGCCATAAGCAGCAGCGCGTAGAATATAATGCAAATGGCCAATCAGAGTATGTTGGCGAAGCGGCAAAGGGGATCTCAGAGAGCGCAGCATCATGGCTTCTTCATAAATTAGAATATAATGTAACCGGGCAATTTGTAAAAAGGACAATAGCATATGATTCGTGGGATAACTATCTTACTGCTGATTACTCTTAGCTTTCTTCCTATTTCTCATGCCGGAGAAGTTTGGAACAATCAAGCTAATCATTTCGATAAAACCGGAGAGATCCCAATGGGGCCTAGCGGTGGACCTGCAAGTGCCACAACAAGCTGCTATAAAGGCCTTATGCGGCACGATTCAGTATATCTATATGTATGTGTGGCAACTAATACATGGAAGCGTACAGAGCTAGTTACATGGAGTTTGACGGATGTTTTATTGATGAGTGATGGAGTAAGCAAAATATTATTAGATGATGGGGTTAGTTTTATATTAATTAGACAATAGGGGAGAT